TCGTGGCACGTCGGACATCACCGACGCTGAAGGCTGTACTGGCTGCCCAGGCGGTAAATGCCATTACGGTTCAAATACCTGACGGAAGGTTGCGGTGATCGTTCTGCGTGTCGGCAGATCAATCTGTTTGTTCCAGTCTTGGCAAACCCATTTGTATTCAGTGCTCTCATCAGGCGGGGTCCATTCAAATGGCTCAACACCAGCGCGAGCATTTAAGAAATCTTCGATGGTGTCGCAATCGGCTTCTGTGATATTGACCCAACGCATCTGCCAAACTTTTGGGTTTTGGCTTAGGCCAAAAGTCACGCGCTGTTCGTAGCCATCGCCAAAACGCACAGTGCGCACGTTTGGTTGGCTCGCCTTGCTTATGCCGTAACTAGCCTCTACATCAGGGAAAGTAGCCATTAGGCGAGCAAGCCTCCGGGACGCTTCTGGCGGATCAGTTCGGCGCGGACAGCTGCGCCAAGTGCTTCGCCCAGCTTATTCGCATTCGGCTGATCGCCTTGTACTTGCGTGCCTTGGGCGTCAACATTGACCACAATATTGCCGACACCACCAGAAGCCTGAACACCTAGCTTGCCACCAGGGCCGCGCTTCAAGGGCATAATCGCTTCAGGGCCAGCTTCGCCCATCAAGCCGAAGCGACCAGTGCCACCATTGGCGTAGGCAAACATGGTGGGCTTGTCGACGATGCCGCCCATGGCATAGCGCTTGACTGTGCCGCTATCGATGATTCCGCCGTTTGCTAATCCAAAGTTGGGACCGGCAATCCCCTTGCCTGAAATCGGATCAAAATAGCCCTTGGATGACATGGGAGCCGCACCGGCGCCAGGCAACAACCCAACAATCGAGTTGAGGATCGCCATCTGGATCATCTTGGCGATGATCTGGGCCGCCATATCCAGGAAGTAGTTAGCGATGTTCTGGAAGAAGCTGGCAAGTGCTTCCCTGGCGGTCTGGCTGCCGTTGATGACGTTGATGAAGGAGTTGCTAAACGCCGTGCCAATTGCGTTGGCTGCTCCGGTTATCTGGTTGACGGGGTTGACCAGGTCGGCCAGCTCCTTTTTGAGCTGAGCGATGTTCTGGCGCATCTGCTCGAAGGGGGTCGGATCTAGCTCCTGACGACGGACTTCCATGGCCTCGGCAATCCGGTCCTCGGAGTAACCCTGACTGCGCAGATCTTCTTCGTAACTGGCAAGCTGGCTGCTGACGTATTCGTCTTTCTCAGCCAGGCCCAGCTGATACCTGCGCTCGACTAGTTCGCGGGTTAGTTTCTTTTCCTTAGTGATGTTTTGATCGAGCTGTGTGCCAATGCCACGTAGCTTGTCGAACAGGAATTTCTCAAGGTCGGCCCGTTCTTTCTTAGTGAGAAGAATTTCGGACTCCTTGTAGAGCTGCTCGATCGTTTCGTTCTTGCCGTCTTTACGCAGTTTTTTGAATCTGGCCTCGAAATCACTCCGGACCTTGGCTTGCTTGGCAAGGAATACATCAAGAGGTCGCTGCTGCTTGCTGACCTCAAGGGAATCCTTGAGGCGGCGGAACATTTCCCGTGCTGCTGCAAGCCTGCGCTCTAGGTCGCTCTTGCCCTTCTTGTCGGCTCCTGTATCAGCCCCATCAGCGCCGCCACCGGTAACTCCGCCACCCTTGCCGAAACTCTTGGGAGTTTGATTTGGAAATAGCTGCTCGACGGTGTAGAGCTGAATGCCGAACTTGTCGGCAATGCCCTTCATTCTGTCTGGGGCTTTGTCGTAAAAATCCTCCAAACCTTTCTGAAAGCTGAGTCTTACCGCCTTAATTAGGGGGTTGAACTTCTCGAGGATGTCGAGAGCACCCTTGGCGAAGTTGACGATGCCCATTACGATGTTTTTGATCGTGCCAGCTACGATCACGGCGCCGTTGACCATGTTGGTCACAAACAGCTTCACCCGCTTCTCGTTGTTGTTGAAGAACGTGACAATTTGGGTGAAGAAGTCTTGGAATCCAGCGCCCGCCTTGGCAAAAAACGAGCCGAAGATTTCGCCTGAATTCTCCAGAGCAATCTGCAAGCGGAGGCCTGCTTTTTCAGGACCCTCGGCAATCTTCTGAGCAATCGCGTCGTACTCCTCGCCCTGTGCTGCGGTGAATTTGACGAACTGAGCAATCGTGACCTCGCCATCCTTGAAGGCCTTGGTCAGCTGCGGCAGCGTCATGTTGTTGGCCGCCGCAAACTTGGCCACTGCACCAGGCAAGCGTTCACCAATTTGACCGGAGAGTTCCTCCGCGCTCACCTTGCCCTTTGACAGGACCTGGACCGTCGCTCGGACGATTGCGTCTAGGTCTTCCTGGCTCTTACCGAAGGCAACGTTGGAGGCAATGATGCCTCGGTAAATCTTCTCAGTGTCCTCAAAGCTGAGATTGTTGGCCCGAGCTGCCGTTGCAATCTGCGCAAGGCCTGAGATTGCAGGCTTCAGCGAAATTGCGTAATCAGAGCTGACCTTGCGGGCCAGTCCGATCAAACGGTTGTAATCCTCTAGGCCGGTAGACGCTTGAGCCAACGTCGTCTTAGCCAGAGTGATTTCAGCGTTGAATTCAGCAACGCCACCTAATTGCTGGCGGAGTTGGGAGATTTGCGCACCAGCAGCTGCACCGGCAAGGGCACCTCCCGGCCCAGCAAACAGACCGCCGACCAGACCGCCAACAGCACCTTCGGGTCCACCAAAGATGCCGCCAGACAACATGCCGCCTGCACCAGCAGCAATGTTGCGTCCGATGCGGCCCTTCATGCTGCCGCGATTGAGCCGACGGAGCTTCTTGTCGACCTTGTCGATTTCGCGACTGACTTCCCGGTAGGCCTCGGAGGCCGGGTTCAGGCCATTACGGAGCGTTGTCCAAGCTGCCCGCTGACTGTTAAGGCTGTTGATGCTGCCGTTGGAGGCAGCGGTGGCCTCGCGAATGTCGCTGGCAACCCGGCGGTAAGAGTTGCCCATCGCATCGATGTAGCCCCTAGTGCGGGCCATGCCGATGTCGGTGATCTGCTGGTATAGGCCGCTTATTTCTGAAACTTGGGTGGGAACTTGCCGTGCTCTGCGTGCCTCGCGCTCCCGTTTCCGCCGATTCCTTAGGATTGCTTTTTGAATGGGATCCTGCTGCTCAAACATCCCAAACACGGGCTGCTGGCCAAGACGCTCGCGGATCTGCTGCTTGCGCGCGTTCGTGCCATAAGGGTCGGGAACGATGTCACCCGCAGCGGCTAGTTGCGCCTGAACGCGATTGATCTCTTGCAGCGTGTTTATGTACTTGTCGCCACCTATAGATAGGTTTGCTAAGTCTTGGCGTAGCTCCTTAAGGCGCTGGCTAAGTGCCGCTGTTGTGTTGGGTAGAGCTGCTAAATTTTGGCTGTAAAATTCAATAAAACCTTCCCTAGTTGTTTCAGAACGACTGATTTTGACTCGCTCTAACGCATTTGCTATGACCAGCTGCCGTTCCAATACGCGCGTCAGTGCGGTCTGACGGACCTCCTGTTCTGCGAGTGTCTGTGTGTAGTCGTTGCTGGTTACATTTGTTACTGCAAGTGTTTCGCGCAGTGCCCGCATTTGCTCGGCAAATTTTGCCGTCTCTCTTGATGGCGTCTGCAGGAGTAGCTGTTTGTTTGAACGCTTAGACGCAACCTCTACTTCGTTATATTGCAGCTCAAGCGAGCGTAGCTCTTTGGTCAGAGCTTTGATATCACTGCCTAGTTTTCTGTACGCTTTACCGCCAATTGTTGCTTGGTTTTGTAATCCCTTGAAGGCATCAATCTGCCCTTTAATAAACGCAGTACTTTTAGTAGTCTCTGCTCCGTACTGCTTCAGCCCATCCCGAAGCTGCTCAATACCCTTATCAGTTACACCGACAGTCTTCTCAAGCTGCCGAAAAGAGCCCCGCAACTTGTCGAAGACCTGGCTGTTCTCCAGACCCAGCTTGATCTTGAGCTGACTAACGGTCTTACTTGCCATCGGAGCTCTTCTTGCTGAGTTCGCTTAGTGCTGCGGCCTCCATGACCTGAAGGCCCTCCAGCATGTCGCGGCGGTTGTCGACATTGTAGAGGTCAAATAAGCCGCCAGAACTCAGCAGCACCTCATATTTCATGCCGACGTAGCCGGCCATGCTGGTGCTCCATTGGGTCTGCATCCTCAGGAACATCACAACGATGTCCCAGTTGTCGTCCCAGACTTCAAAATCTTCGCTGCTTTCTTCCTTTGCCTCGGGGGTTGGCAGGACAATGCCAAATGCTGCGGCATCATCCTGCGTCTTGTCTTCAACCTTCGTGCTTCCCCCGGCCCAGTAGACCGCAGCCTCCTTTAGTTTCCCGCTTTCGCGCCCTCAAAGGTGTCGGTGTAGGACTTGAGGACTCCGCGGATCCAGTAAGGATCGTCGCTAAGTTCGCGCAAAGTTTCGATAGAAAAAGGTACAGCCTTACCGTTCTCATCCTCGATGCCGTCCCATCCGGTAAGTACTGCCTTCAGCAGGTCAAACTCGCTTTTCTCGCTGAGCTTAAGGAACTCGTTGCGGCCCAGTCGTTTGAAAACTGCGTCGAACGTGGTGGTTTCAAATGTGCCGCCGTCTGCAGGTTCCTCAATGCTTACGGGCCACTTGAAGGTTTTTACCTTTTTGCGAACGAACGCCATAAGGCTGAGTAGAAGTTCCGCTCTATCTTACAGGCACAAAAAAGGGCCGCATGAGCGGCCCCGGTGTTGGTGTGATTCAGTTCAGCTTAGGTGTAGATCAGGTCAAAGTCAGCGTTGGCTGCACTGTCAGGGATGCAGGTATAGGGGATGTTAAGCATGGCAATGCCATCCTGATCCCCGTAGGACACATCGCCGATGTCCACCTTGCTGGAGGTGAACTGGACGATGTTGCCTGCAGTGCTGCCGTGCGTGAACTGCAGGTTGCCCAGTGCAGCATCATCGTCGACCGCCGAAGCGAAGAAGTCCTTCGTCGCGATGGTGACGGCTTCCAGAGTCACAGAACCTGTGACAGCCCGGTCAGTGATCAGAACTTCCTTCGTGCCACCGACGAGTTCCCGGTAGGTGGTGGTGTTACCCAGATCCATCGAGAAGCTCTGCAGCGCACCTGCGTAAGACAAGAGCTGGAAGCTGCTGGTGTTGCCGTTCTTGAAGATCAGAGGATCGTCTTGGTTGGCGTAGGTCGGGGTCGGCAGCGCGCTGTCGTCGGGAGCGTTGTAGATGCCGGTGAAGGTGAAATCGATGGTGGGGATTTCGCCGACGTTTGCAGTCAGGGTAAACGTGCCGCGGCAGCCAGTTACCTTGTGACGAACGCCGTCGATGTTGTAGTGGATGGTGATCGACTCAAAGCTGGCGCTGACAGGGTCGTACGTCACTGAAGTAGACGCGACGATAGTTTCAGCTAGGCCACACGCCTTGAGAGCCTTGCCGTACTGAGGAGCGGTGCCTGCAGTACCAGAACCAGCGAGTTCAACGCTGAAGGTGCATTCAACGCGAGTGTTTGCCAGAAGCTGCTGAGAAGCGCCCAGGTAAGGACGAATCAGGTCGCGGCTGACAACGTCACTCTGCTGAGGAGTGATCGATAGATCCCTCACCAGAACGGCGTCGGCCCCGTCGGGAGTCGGATCCGTCCCGTACGTTGACTCCGTCTCGATCAGGATCAGGCGTTTGCGGAGTAGCAGTGCCATCGGATGTTTCCTGTGATGGTTGTGGAGGTTGCGTCCGCTGAATCAGAGTGCGTACGCCTGTTTCAGGGTCTAGGAGGTACGTGCCGCCGTGACCACTGTGTTCATCCAACATCGTAAGTCGAGTGACTTGTTAGGTCTCAGCCTAATCGGATTGCTTGATTAGGTCAGATCGTCCACGTCCGTGCGATACCGCACTTCGTATTCACAAAAGACAACCCCTGCAGCTTGATCTGCCTCGAAGAAATTAAACGTTGTTTGTGCCGGCTGTATATCAATTGCCTCGCCACCAAGCGTTAGATCCGCCATCAACTTCGAGTGAAGGCTTTCAATGATTGGATCTGCCGTTTGGTCGGGGGTACTGGAACGCACGATCACACTGATCCGCACCCGCAGCGTCCAGTCCAGCGTGGGCAGGCTGGTGTTCTGAACTGGGGTGTCAGTCAGCGGCTCAATGACTAGGGCAGGAGACTCGCCCCTGGACAGAGGCTCGACTCGGCTTCTGTAGATGCGCGTGCCAACGTTGGTCGTGTCGGTCAGCTTTGTGCGGATCGCAGCAAGGATGTCTTCGCGCCTAGTAGTCATTGTCCAAGGGAGCCGAAAGGACCAGGATCTTTGCCACCAGTAGTGATAGCTAGAGCTCTACGGTAAATCAGACAATCGGTCTTACCTGCGCGTTCCAATGCTTCCCTGACCTTTCTCCAGTTCTCGCGAGTGTGTTCATCCATGCGCGCATTATGCACATGGATTTACGGTCTGGCTTTTAGTCGCAAGCCATAATTGCCGTAAATCTCGGGCATCAGTCCCTCATCAAAAAGACTTGAGTGATCTTGCCGTCGTCCATCAGCACGGGTTCGCGGACGGTGTAGTCCGTGCCATCGACCGTCATGGCATCGCCCCGCGTGATGGAGCTGAAATCTGCGGTTTTGACTAGCAGCTTGTAGTCGGTGGTGAGCACCACTCCATCGGCGATGACTTCGCTTGGCATGTCCAAGATGCCGACGCCAGTTGTGTCGCCCTTAGTGACACTCACACCAAATCCGGCGGTAGAAAAGAAAACGTCTAGGTCTTCAGTGAATGCCATAAGAAAAAAGCCCCCGGATGACCGGGGGCGCTAGATCAGGATCAGCCGTACTTCTTGGCTGCCAGGCCGACCACGCTCACGGCACCTGCGCCAGTGCCACCGGCAACGGTGATGACAACACGCGCATAGCGCTTGATCTCATCGGTGTTGACGACCAGGCTCTCGACAAGAGCGCTGTTGGCATCAGTAGTGGTGAAGGCAGCACCGCTGACATCAGCAAAAGTGCTGTTGTCAGAAGAATCCTGCACCTTCACGGCGTAGGTGATGGAAGCACCGCCGGCTTCAGCATCAAGAATCAGGGTCATGTCGCCTTCATAGTCTTGAAGGTCGACGCCAGTTTCGTTGCCAGTTGCGGTGACAACGTCATTGGGCGCGAAAGAAAGCACCGTCAGAGTTCGACGGGTATTGCCGACGCTCATTTGTTAGTCCTCTTGCGAGTAGTTGGCTTAGGAGCCTCCTCCTCAGAAGGCTTTTCTTCAACAGCAGGTTTGGCCACAGGTGCCTTTTTCTCCTCTTTGGCTTCGACTGCTTTGCCGAGTCCAATAAGGGTGGAGGCGTCGCGGTGGTCAAGCTCCAAAATGGAGCCCACCGAAGCGGGCTCACCGGAGATCATCACCTGCCTCAGAATTTTGACCTTCATGAGTCAGAAGCGATGGAACAGGGTCACCTAGTTATCAGGTGCCCAGGCAGAAGGCGCCAGCCTGCTTGACGGCGAAGTCGACATCTTGCAGAGCAATGATGCGGACGGTGCCAGCAGTTGCACCGGCGTAGGGATCCACGGTCAGATCCAGGCCGGACCACATGCCCATGATGAGCATGGAGAAGTCGCCGAACAGAGCGTCGTTGTTCTGCAGCTGGTTCGACACGATCACGGGGTAGCCGTTGATCTCGTCGTTCTCGTAGACGAACTGGGCGGTGCCAGTTGCCTTCTCGGTGCTCTTCAGAGCGCCGCGAGCAGCTGCGTTGATGATGTAACGCAGGGAGCCAGCGTCGGCGTTGGCGGATGCCACGTCGGTTTCCATGCCGATGTACTCGGCAAAGGTCCCGTAGGTGGTGATGGTCTGGGAGCCGATGCCGGTGGTGTTGTTGATACCCAGGGGCTGGTTGGAGGAACCAGAGCCGTAGATACCGACGCGGTCGAGCTCAAGAGCCAGGACACGAGCCAGGTCGTCGCGGACCATTGCCTCGACGTCGATGCTGGATTGCAGCAGCAGACGACGGCTGTAATCAACGAAGGCCCCGCAGGTTTTGGGGCTCATATTCACCTGATCGATCGCTTGCTGCGATTCGGTCGGGGAAGACCCTTCGCCGACCCAGTAAGCGGTCGCGGCGGACGACTGGCGGGGGATAGAGATGTTGCCCTGCAGACCGCTCAGGGTGGTCATGCCGGCCTGGGCCAGTGCAAGACGGTTGCGGAGCAGATCAATGAAGGAGCCGGACAGCAGCTCATCGTCGACCAAGTTGCCACCAGCGCTAGCAGTGCCGACGTTCAGGTCACGACGCAGCACCTCGTTGGGCACCACGATGCCGTTGGAGGAACGCTCGTATTTCTTAGCGGCAGCCTCGCCAACTTCGATCTCGAAGCCAGCTTCGCGACGGGCAGAAGCATCGCCAGGGTTGGCGAGGTAGTTCAGAGCGCGCAGGAAGCTGAAGCGCTTGACCTCTTTCTGAGACAGGCCGACGTCGTTTGCGGTGACGTCAGT